AATTTCTTAAGTTCTAGTTTCTTCAGGAACAAGCGTTGGTCTTCCTGGGACATAGAACCCAAATCTGAAAGAAAATCAGTCATCTTTTGTTTATATATTTATTACTATAGTCATACATATACAATATCTAATTTAGGGGGTAAGGTATTATTAACAATTTACTAAGTCTTTTTTCAAAAGTCTTAGTATCTCTTGCGAATTTTTCACGATCACGCACAGGTAATATTTTATTACGTCTTCACGGCTCACGGCTCACGGAGCATGGACAATAGAACAGGCGCAGTAATATTTTATTACTTTTGTTTCTTGTTCCGAGAAATCTTTTTTTGGCGCTGATCGGTGGTCAATGGTCAATGCACGAGGGAACACTAACCATGATCGACGGAACACGATCAATTAATCAATGTTATGGGTTTTTATATAGGTGATAAATCATACACGAAACATTTTAAAAGGCTCTATACGGCTCTTAAAATGGAAAAAAAGAAGTAATAAATATCAAATTTTCTTTATTCTTTTATCACGGCTCACGGCAAGTTAAGAAAAGGCGCAAATATTAAATAAAGTTAATTAATTCAATAAGTTTTATTGATATGGATAAACTTATAATTTTTTATAAATGTTTATTTATTTATATGGGTTTTTATATATATTTTAATTAAAAATACAGAATATTCAGAAAGGAATAAACATTATGAATATTACGTTAAAACAGATAATTAATATTTTGAATTTAAGAAATATTTCTTATCGAGAAAAACAAAAGTATTTCGATCTGTTTATATCAAACAGAAAAATATCTTTTGAAAAAAATTATTTCAAACATGGTGGAATAGTAAACGTCGGATTATCTAAGGCCTATCATAAATTATTAAGAAATTTAGCTAGGATAATTAATACTAATCTTTCTGGTGATACTTTCAGTTCCAGATCAGATTATATTTACGATCATCATCTATATTGTTTTTATGATGATTATGATCTGAATATCTATTTAGATCACAATGAGCCAATGCAATATGATGACAATTTATATTGTAGTCATGAAAATTGGCACGATCAATTTATGCACTGTGATAATTGTTCGAGTATTACCAATCGCGATGACGCGCATTACGTTTCAGATGATATGATATGCGAAAGTTGTTTTGATAGACAGGCGCATTATTGTGATGGTTGCGACGAGAATGTTTACAATAACAATGATTGTGGTTGCGATCTTCGAGGTGAAAATAATCTTGATAGCGATCAATTTCAAATCGCATTATCTCACTTAGGTGTTGCTGAAAATATGCCGTATGAAGAAAAGGTTAATCAAGAAACATATGGTGTTGAAAGTGAAAACGAAGTTAGAAACGGATATGAGCGATATGATGTAGTTGATGAGATACGCGAACTTTTCAACAAAGACAAAGAGATTATCGCTTGCGTTCGCGACGGTTCACTTTGCGAGGAAACAGGGTTTGAAATGGTATCAACAAATGCAACGTTTGATTATCATAAAAACCATTTTTGGAATGAATTTTTTAAGAGTGATATTCCAAAATATAAATTACGCGCGTATAAAGGATCGCAAACTGCTATTCATATTCATTTCACCAGAAACGCATTTAGTGAACATCAATTAAGACACTTAAACGCGTTTTATCATAATCCAGATAATAAATCATTTCTGGTTGATATCGCTGGTCGCGAATGTGAACAGTATGCGAAATTTGTACGAGGTATTAATTATCACGATTTAATAGTTGATACTGAGCGAAAATATCGCGCGATTAATTTCAATAATTCAAAGACTGTTGAAGTTAGAATATTTAAATCGAACATGAAACAAATGTCATTTTTTAGATGTTTAGAGCTTGTTCATTCTATTAATCAATTCATAAAAACTGTTGAACTTGATCGAACTAGTTCAGTTAGCTATACAGAATATTTTGACTATCTTTTAAACAATCCAAAAAAGGATTATGTCAATCTGTTAGTATGGCTAGATGATAATGAATACTTTAGTCATTTAGAACATATCGAACAATTTCAAACACGATACGAAAATTTCAAAGATATTGTAAATGATTTTAGAAATAATAATCAAGATATCATTGAGCAAGAAAGGATAGAAAATTAAATGTGTTTAATTATTTTAGCTAATGATCTTAAATCTTTAAGTTATAAAGATTTAGAAACTGCATATAATCGCAATTCCGACGGATTTGGGGTTATGTATATGAACAAAGAAAATAAATTTGTTTCTGATAAATTCACACCAAAGAATTTTAATGAAGTAAAAAACTTTTTTAATGTTCATAAATCACAAACGAATAGAATGGCTATTCACTTTAGATTTACGACTGAGGGAAAGACAAACAAAAAAAATTGTCATCCATTTATTAGTCATCAATCTAGCGATCGAACAATTGGAATGATGCACAACGGCCCCAGATTACCAATACCGTTAATTCATAAAAATTGTTCTGATACATGGCATTTTAATCAACACTATTTGCGAACTGTTTTTGCAAACAATCCAAATGCAGTATTGAAAAAAGATTTTCAAGTTGAATTGGAAAATCATATTGATGATGACAAAATGTTATTCTTAGATAGTAAGACGTCTAAATTTATAATCATCAATGAAAGTAATGGAAACTATAAAGGCGCTAATTGGTTTTCTAATGATTATTGGAATATTCCGAAAATCTCTAATTCAATTAGTTTTAATACTGATTGGAAAGATGATTTAAATTACTACGGTTTTCGAGGTCATCATGTATTGGATACACCGATTAATGATACGATCGATTTTTTATCTGATGATGAAATAGCAAAAACACCAGATCAAACACTTTTTGATTTTGTTGATGACTGCTATTATTCTGAGGATATGACACCGATTTATAATCTGGTCAAAAGATATAAAAAGAAAGTATCTTAAATTTATTTAATAGCCCTTTAAATAGGGCTATTAACTAGATTTATATATAAAAAATCCTAGTGATAGATCATACCAGAAATATTTTTTGTATATCTGTATGGCTTTTAAAACGGAAAAAATATTATCTAGTAGAAAGGAAAAAAGGTATGGAAAGACCAGAAAACGAAAAACGCAAAAAATTTGTAGAGTTTTCTAATCGTAGATTAAAAAATGCTATTCAGCATATTGAACTGATTGGAAAATTAGCAAATAAAGGCGCTTATGAGTATTCCAATAAAGACGTTAAAATAATTGCTGAGATACTCAATCAATCTATGGAAAAAACCATAGCGAAATTAACCGACGGAAAAACGGAAATAAAAAAATGGATAGAGTAAGACAATTAGATTTATTTGATGATTATGATTTTTATAATTCATATTCATTCAATCATCTAAGGTGAGGGCCTGAAAAAAACCTGAACTTTTTTTAAAAAAGTAATATTTTATGACTGCCTGATTTCAGCTCTGGCAGTCATATTTTATTACTATCTAAAATTTTTTTTCCAGAAAAAATCTAATCTAATCTTTTAAGACAGGCACAAGCACAAGCAAAAAATCTCATGCACACGCACAAGGACATTGACATTATGTATGGGATTTTATATATATATATTAAGTATAACTAAAGAATATTAAGAGGTAATATTATGATAACTAATAAAGACAGGGCCTTAAAAGTAAAAAGACTTTTATTGCTAGACGAGAACAAGCATGAAGAAGATCAAGACAATACTTATCCTAGAGTTGCTGATGTGATAGCAGATTTAAGACATTACTGCGATCATTTTAATTTAAATTGGCAAAAGGAAATAGAACTATCTGAAATTCATTATGAAGAAGAAAGCGAGGTGCGGTAAGCATGGGAAGCAAGATGAACGAAGGAATGGAAAACTTAATTGAAATAGAAAACCTAAAACAAAAACTACAACGATTAAGTACAATAATTACTGACTTATGGGATATTTTCCCTGAAGAAACACAAGAAGAATTAAACATTTTATTAGAAAGTGAGGAAGAATAATGAACATTATAGATAGAATAAAGAAAGCCTGTGAGCAGTGTATTGAAGATAGCAACGAAGCTATTGAAGAAGCGACTGACGGCTCAGAGGATATTTACGAAGGAAGAATGGAATTTGCAGAGCAGATTCTATCATTAATAGAAAGTGAGAAATAAAAATGAAAACTAAATTTGAAGGTGATGAGTTCTACGATATAGCATGGTATCTGGGAGTAGATGATTGTATAAATGGAGAGGAAGTAGTCTATCAAATAAAAGAACTAATAAACAATCCAGATTATGCAAAAGAATTCATAGCAGATTATGAAGATTGGGTTGAAGAAAAAAGAAAGGATATGGAAGATGAGTAGAGATTTATCTGAATATATTGATGACTATGTGTATTCACAAGTAGGACATACTAATTGGGCATTTCTTAGCACATTAAAAAAAGAAGAAATAGATAATCTTAAACGAGATGATGAAGGATATATAGATGACAATCTATTTATTTATTATCAAGAAAGTGAGGAAGAATAAAAATGCATGAATCAAATATTGACTATCGAGAAGTTCAAATACACTACTCAAAACCAATAATAGAAAACGGAAAAGACTTAGGTTTAGAATATACAGATTCAGAAAATGAAGCCCATTGGGTTTGTGTTTATACTCAAACTTATTTTAAAGACGGAGCAGAATTTGATATCAATGAAGAAAAAGAATTTGATATTCACGAACTAGGTCATAGCAAAGCAGTTGAAGAAGCTGAAAAATACGCAGATGAACTATCGACAAAACACAAAACATATTGGGGGTGGTATTGATGAAAACATATAAAGTAATGTTAGAATACACAGTTCAAAAACATTATAGAGTTGAAGCTGAAACACCAGAGGAAGCAGAAGAATTAGCTTTCAAAGGGGAAGGTTGGCTAGAAGAATTTGATGATTACTCTTATAATGATTATTCAGATGTAGAAGAAGATGAGTAATAATCCATTACCAGATTCAAGATTGGATTCGGTGTTTGATATTATAGCTGGTTTACGTAGGCAGATGTTAAGCACCGAAGATCCAGCAGGCCAGCAAAAGCTCTGGGAAGTAATAAAATATTACCAAAACAAGATCCGAGCTGGTGAGATATATATACCTAAATTTTAATGTCGTGCACAAGCACTGATTTCAGAGCAGGCTCAAGGGCATCTTTGTAGGGCTGTTTGACCACGAACAAGGGCTCTACCTCTGTGTAGTTTACAGCGAGCTCACGCACAAGCGATCCCGACCACAAGCGTATCTCTTTTGTTTCAGGAATCTTAGCCATAATAAAATTGTCTTGACATAATGAAAACCTTTTTACATTCCAAGATATTTGAAAAGGCGAAAGTAATAATTGATGACCTTTCGCAATCTTCAGCTCACACCAAAAAGAAATATTCTTAGGCTCATGCATGCACACGCCCAAAAGATCGGGAAGTCCAGGTGTCCCGTATGTTTCAATTCTAGTCCAAAAAATGTTTGGCGTTATCGCTTTAATATTCTTCCAAAAAGTTGATTCCCTTCCTCGATTTACGGAAGGGGTTGCATTTTTCTTTTTTCTGTCTTTTAAGGATTGTTTCTCTTTTTTCAACAATGCGAACCTCTTCTCCTTCGACAAGACAAAGTCGGACTCCAAGTTCTTTTTGATTTTGTTTGAGTTTGTTTCCCGAACCACCAATCGACTTGCCATCTACAATCCTAGTTCCTTTAGAAGTCTTAATATCAAAAAAGTGAGTTCTGCCGTTCTTTGGATTAACAACAACAATATCAATCGGGCCTTGTTCACACGTGTTAGTAAATACGTAATAACCTTCTTCAAGAAATTTGTTGATCGCCTTGTTCTGACTGATCGTCGCTTTGTACTGTCTTGGGTTCATTATCCTCCATGTCCAATTCAGTAGGGATTTGATCAATGATAACATTCTTTCGCATCTTGTCTAATAATTCTGTAACTTCTTCTAGCGATAGATTGTCAATGCTTTTATCCTTAACCTTTTCTTTCTTATCATAAAATCCAGCAGCCTTACCACGACTGATCTCAGCCATGATTGCAGTTTTCAAATCTGGTTTCATATCAAATTGTGCCACATCATCAGCACTAGGGTTTTCTGCTCGTAGTCCTAGCTCGTGCAATCTTCTCATGTGAGTAGCAGGGGAAATCTTATACTTATTCCAAAGGTCTTCTTGTAAAGCTCTAATATACTCAT